CTATGTTGATCAGCATTCCAAACATATCGAAAGAGTTAAAAGAGCTCAAAGAGGGCGTGTCTCTATCAGAAGGATTGAAAAGCGTGTTACATCAAGTTAGTGATCTAATACACACTAAGATCCCCACGGAAGTCAAAATGAATAAAGTTATTGACGTGGATTACGTGGACTTGATTCACGGGGACGAGTTAGACGATGAAGACAATTAAAGAACGCATGAAAGATCCAGTAGAGTTTGCTGGTATATTTCAAGGGGTACATAGGGAAATAGAAAAAGACCCTATTAAAAACTTCATAGAAGCCAAATGGTTAATCAACCTAGACCCTACTTTCGCACAAAGGGTTATACTGAAGACTATTTTTGCACAAAAGTTAGACGGAAATGAGCTCCGAGATGTGGCCCAAGAAGATGTTAACGAAGAGGGTAGATTCTCCTTAGGGTCAATACAGATGACTGAGGTAGGGTTATATAAATATCTTACCGGTAAAGATTATATTAAAGACACTCAAAAGATTAACAAGGTCAACTTAATATGCGGACGTCGTGCGGGTAAGACCCTTATTATATCCTCTCTAGCCATATGGGTTGCTCTATCCCGTAACTGGAAGCCTCTGCTTAAAAAGACCTCTAAGGCCACTGTAATTGTTATGGCGCAAGATAATGGCTTCGCCCAAGAGATACTAGAACTCCTAAGAGACTTGATAACAGACTCCCCCATACTAAGACATTTACTAGATACCAAAGGTAAGCAAACCGCAGACACGGTCAACTTAAAGGTACCCTTCATACTTAAAGACGGCAGTATCGAATACTCTAGAGTACAGATCAAAGTAACCACCGCCTCTAAGAAGGCATCCCGTGGTAAGGCAACTTGTGCTTTAATATGTGATGAGATTTGCTGGTGGAATCTAGATCCTAACTTGAAAGAGACTGATGTTAAAATCATGAACGCAGCCCTGCCCTCTACTGATCAGTTCGGGGAACACGCGTACGTATTCAAGCTGAGCTCTCCAGCCCTAAAGCAAGGGGTAATGTACAACGAGTTTAAAGCTTTCCAAGAAGGAACTCTACCCAAATCATATGTGGTCTTTAAAGGGGCCAGTTGGGTTATAAACAATCTTACTAGCGAAGAAACCTTTAGAGAGCGTTTAGAGACTCCAGATACGGACTTCGAGGCAGAGTACCGTGCAAACTTCGTAGATTCGGTCACTGGATTCATCAACCCTGAGTTAGTGGATGGAGCCATAAACCGTGGCATAATGATAGTACCGCCTTACCATGACAAGGACCACAAATACCGGGCAGCTATAGATGCGGCCTTCAAGGGTGATAGATTCACATTCACCGTAGTCAGTGTGGATGCCGACGGTAACTTAACCCAGCATCTAGCCAAGGGCTGGCAAGGGACTAAATACGGCCCGGTCTCTCCGACCAAAGTAGCCAAATGGATAGCAGAGGCTTGCAAAGAGTATGACATAGATACTATAGCCGCCGATCAATTTGCATTTCAACCCCTTAAAGAGATCTTTGACCATGAACAGCTTACTCTAGAGGAGTTCACCTTTACAGCACTATGGAAGAAGAAGATCTATTTCAATTTGAAACAACAAATACACAACCAAAAACTATCTATGCTGGACCACGAGAGGCAGATAACTGAGATAAAACAGTTAGTTGTAACCCAGAGACCCACAGGTGCCATATCTATAGGGCATCCAAGCGGAGGAAGTGATGACTATGCCGACTCCTTGGCTGTAGCTACGTTTTTAGCTACCCAAGATCAAGGTCTAAGCAAGGTTGACTTCGATAAGAGTGAAGTAGACGATAGTTATAATGAGTATGGAATTAGAGTGGATAAGGCTAACGGAAGGGCCATAGACGCTCCTAGTCCGGATATGATTAGAGACGAGGGACTATGGAAAGGAATAAGCGATAACAGTGCAGACTTCGGGGTTGATTCAGAAGATGGTAAATTTAAAAGAAAAGTGGACTTTATTAACGGAGATCCCGACGATGAAGATGACGGTGCTATAGTCGGTTAGGTATAATTTATCGACAATATTACACAAATAACAGTATAAGAGGCTTATAAAACATGTCAGAAGATAAAAAAGATTCCCTATTTAAGAAAATACTGCATACTACAAACACTTATTTGGATATGCAAGTACAGAAATCTAAGGCAGACCTCTCTGAAAGTGAAGTAGTAGAAGACTTCATAATAGGTAAAAGTGTTGTAGAGAACCCGGATTATACAGCAAATTCAATGGGTTACAAAGATAAGCCCACTAGACTATCAGATTATCACCTTAAAATGATGGCTAAACAAGATACAATTGTATCCGCAGTCATCCAAACCAGACAAAATCAAGTATCTGGATTCTCCAAATACGTAAAAGGGGACAAGCAAAAGGGTTGGGCCGTACGCCTTAGAGACGAAGACACCCTCTTAGAAGAGCTTAAAGAAAAGATTAGAGAAGAGAAATTAAAAAAGATAGAAGGTATCAAGAAGTCAAAAGACGCTTCAGAGGATACAGAAGATTCTAAAAGCCAAGAACAAGAAGCCCAGGACACCGACGATGAAGCCTCTCTAGAGTGGGACGTAGACCGCGAAGCTCAAGCTAAGCTAGAAGAGATGTATGCTGAAGAGAAAAAAGAAGTCGTCGCCTACATCATGAATTGTGGACTTACGGAGAATAGAAGCTTTGAATCCCGTAAATGGAAGATTGATTCAGCTCTTAGGGCCATGGTCAGAGACTCTTTAACCTACGATAAGTACGCATGTGAGATTGTCCCCACCCTAAAGGGTACTGCTCATAGTTGGTTTCCAGTTGATTCAAGTACCATTAAAAAGTCTACCCTATCTCTCAGACATTATAAGAAGCTATCAGAAAGCCTTATCGGATTGGATTTTCTCTACCCAGAGAAAGTTATCGACAAGATAGAGGAAGAAAACAAATTAGAGCTAGATGAGCAGAAGCTAGAAGACGGTGAATATCGTTGGGTTCAATTCATCCAAGGGCGAGTAGAGCGTGCTTTCACCGATAAAGAGCTTAAAGTGGGTATTAGAAACCCAACTACTGACATTTATTACAACGGATATGGCATCTCAGAGCTAGAGCTCTTGATCAACATGGTCACTGGACACATTAACGCTGAATTCTATAACCAGGCTTACTTTACCCAAGGTTTTTCCGCCAAAGGCTTCCTACACATTAAAGCTGCTATCTCCCGTAGAAAAGTAGAAATGATTCGAACCAAGTGGAATCATATGATTAAAGGCAGTGCCAACTCTTCCCAAACCCCTATCTTCGCAGGTATGGATGAAGTTAAATGGGTACCTCTTACCGGAAACCCAGTTGAAATGGGATTCAGTGAGTGGATGCGTTACTTAGTTAAGATCATATGCGCGGTATACCAGATAGACCCTAACGAAATAGGCATTGCTTTTAAAGAAGACAAGACTGCACTGGGTGGGGACGATACAGAAGCCAAAAACAGACAGTCACAAGATAAAGGACTATATCCACTCCTTACACACCTAGGACATTACATTACCGAAAACATCCTCAAACCTTTCGATGATAGATTTGTCTTTGAATTCGTAGGTATAACTGGGGAAACTAGATCAGAGTCTATTACCCGACAAAAAGAAGAGTCTGCGTTTAAACTCACTGTGAATGAGATCAGAGCCGAAGACGGCTTACGTCCTATTCCAGGCGGTGACGATTTAATATTAAATGACGTATACTTCCAATGGTATGATAAGTATTCTCCAGAAGGCAAAAAGCTTGCCAAAGAGACTAGAGACCAAGAAATGGAAATGCAACAAGAAGCCGGAATGGGGATGCCTGAAGATGGATCACCCGAAGCCCAAGAAGAGCCAGACTTATTATCTGAGATAGATTCCTTCGCTAAATCCAAATCTAAGAAACCATCTAAAGTAAAAGTAGAGTATTACACCATAGATTCAGACGAGGAGTAAAAGTGGCTGATATAGAACTAAAAGTCTTAGTCAAAGGGGAAGCCTCCGACGAGGAAGTCACCGACTCCATTATAAAAGCTCTTCAGTCCAAGAAGAAATCTAGCGTATCTAAAGAGCAATTCACTGACGATGCCATGATTAGTGTGGCCAGCGACCTCCAAGGACTATTCGCAAAGCAATACAATGCAATGTTAGATGATATAGAGAAAGCCCTGGACCAATATGCAGAGGAGCTAGAGGGTGAATAAAGAGCTCTTAGATAAGATCAAGAAGATAGTAGACGGTAGATACCGATACATCATGCTTGGTACTTTAGGCAATAAAGGCCTTAGCGAAGCAGATAAGAAAGTCTTAACTGCTGCAGGAATTGACTATAAGAACAAAGAGTCATTAATTTCACTAGTTTATCACCACAATTACCACACCAACCCGGCCGACCCTAGGGCCCCTAAGAACCTTGCAGCTATTAGGAGGAATCTCAAAGGTAAAAAGATTAAGAATTCCGCTATCTTATCCACCCTTAATGACAGCTTCAAAGAGCTAACCGAGAAGATGAGAAAAGATACCGAGACCAGAGTAGTTGGCTTAGTTCGTGAGTCTCTACGTAAGATAGAGATGGAGAAGCTGGCAGACAGCTCAATCAATGTAAAAGAACTCTTCAAAGAGAGTGTATCTACTATTAAACAGACTTTAAGAGACACCTCAGCCTCGGGCACCCGGGACTGGCAGCGAGTAGTACTTACCGAGATGAGCAACGCTATCGGATACGGTTCAACTGAGCAGATCCTAGATGATAATGTGGACAAAGCCCCACAAGAGATTGTCGTGTATCGCGTCACCGTCAATGACAACATTACCGACCCTACTTGTAGAAAGCTATATGGGCACGGAGGAGTTCCACCTAAGCTATATAGACTATCTACCATGCTGGGTAATGGCTCTAATTATGGTAAAAAAGCTGCTGAATATTCGGCGGTCGTGGGAAGTCCCCACCCAAACTCTCGTACCTCTCAAATAATTGAATTAAAGCCAGGGTTTGCTGTAAAAACAGGTGGATCAGTCACTTACATCGGCCTAGACAAGTGGCAAGATTACCTCAATAAAAATATAATAAAATAATCATTTTAGACTTTACCTTTCCCTAAATACCTGCTATAATACAATATAAGCATGAAAGAAAGAGGAGTTAAATTGTCTAAATTAAAAGACCAAATAGAGGCTTTACAGTCTAAACAGCATAAGATTGAGCTGTTCGAAGAGCTTCTCTCTAATATAAAAGAAGAGAACAATAGCACTAAAGATCCAATCATGGCAGAGGTGCTAAGTGAAGTAGCAGAGTTTGTACAACACAAGAAGGGTACCATTGAAGCGGGAACTGAGTTTGTGTATGAAGAATTTACTACAGAAGATTTAAGTGTGATTAAACAGTTAGTGGATACAGTTAAGGCGGGAGCTAATAATCCCCTCTCTAGAGCCAGCACAACCCCTACAGTTGGAACAGCCTCCCCTGCAAAGGTATACCGTAAACCAGCAGCGGGCTCTGAGGACGATAAAGCTCAATCCAAGGTGGTCATCCCCCCCGGATCCCTCAATAAACAAATAGAATTTAGATTAAAAGGTGTACCCACTACAGGGACCCTTTTACAAGTTACCTCTAAAGGCGTAGTAATAAGGCTATCTGATGGAAGTAACGTAAACATCCCCAGAGAACAGGTAGGATTATAATGCCCGGTAAAAAGAAAACAACTAAAGTACGCCCACAAGCTAAGTTTGAGGATTTAGTGGCTGACGCAGCCATTAATAGAGTAATGCCAGTATTGCAACAGCAATTAGGCCCTATCTACCAACAGTTGCAAAATATACAACAGTTGACCAGTGAAGTAGCTATATTGGCTTCTAGCTTTGCAGTTCTACAAGCAGCTCTTATCGACCAAAAGATCGTAGAAGCAGGAGACCTTCGAGAACGCAATGTGGTTTATGAAGATCTTCTACACGGATTTAAGAAGTCTGAAGATGATGCAGTAGTTACAGAAGGTGATATCATTCGTCTAAGCGCTGCTATAGTAGCAGAAGACGGCACAGCATCAGAAGCACGCCCTGTTAAGTTTAAAGTAGACCTAGAGACCGAACTCAGTAAAGCGATCCTTGGACTCAAAACTACAGACAGCAAAGATGTTGATCTACCAATTCCAGACAAAGATGGTGAGACTCAGAAATATAAGGTCACTATTGATCGAATTTCTAGAGAGATTCTTCAACCAGCCCCAGTAGCGGAAGTGGTCAATGATCAATCTTAGGTTTACACAAGTATCTGTAATCGCAGCACTAGTAATCGTACTAGTGTTTCCAGACGTTAGCCACGCCATCATAAATATTATTGTGGACACCTTTAAAGCTATAGTTTCTATTTTTGCTATAGCTACCTTAATTAATTTATCTAAAATAGGGATCTATAAACTAATAGAGTATCGGAAAGGTAAGAAGAAATGATTAAAATGATGCCAGGTAAGATTGCAGTAGCAATACCCAATAAAACCAATAATAAAGATATTGGATACGCAGTAGTCGCTAATGTGAATGCTGAATCTAAATCTAAAGTTGCTTTTGTCGCCGAAGATGTGGATACTGTAGAAGTTGGTCAAGTAGTGTATTTTCATAAAGATAAGATTAGAGTCAATATAGATGGCGTTGAGTATTTTATCATGAATGTGGATAACGTATTAGCGATTGACGCATAATGGATCGCTTACAGGAAATTTTCCTTGAGACTATAACCCCCAGTAAGCCTAAGAAATCTAAAGCTAAACCTTCATTTAAACCCTCAGCCCTAGGCACCCCATGCCTACGTAAGTTGTTTTACTCATACAATCGAGTACTAGCAGACTTTCCTTTTCCAGTTAAGGCAAAGAAAACCATGTTAGTGGGAACTGCTATTCACGAAGCTATCTCAGATATCTTTAGAAAATCAGGCACCCTCATAGACTATATGCTACCCAACGGTAAGCCTCGCATAGACTATTTTACTAAGAAACCCAATTATGAGTTTGAATTAGTAGATGAAGACATAGAAGTAAACAAAGCTTACTCCGATATGATCGTAGAGATAGACGGAGAGATTTGGTTAGTAGAGCTCAAGAGTATCAATAAACGAGGCCTAGAATTCGTAAGGAACACCCGAAAGCCTAAACCAGACCACTTACTCCAAGCTTATATATGTTTCTTCATATTCAACAAAATGCTTAAGAATGGTAAATTCAAACATATCAAACGCTTAGACAAGTATAAAGCCCTGACAGGACTCAAGGTTATGTATGTGGAAAGGGATTCCCTCGAAGACGCAGTATTCTCTCTACCTATCACAGGTCTACAAGACCTTAAGCCTATCGTACAAAAGATGGCCAAGATCAAGTCCCACACTAAGGCTAAAACCCTCCCTCCTAAGACAGATTTCTTCTGTTCTACATGCGAATACCGCACTAAATGCAAAAAAGACCAGATTTCTTAGAAAAAACACGCACTTAGGTATACGATATCCCTAATACCCGATATAATTTTGTATGGGAATAACCCCACGATTAACTTAAAGAGGTACCTGTATGAAAAACACTATTAAAAACATCCTAATTGTAGGAGCTATTGCCGCGCTAGGAACAACTGGGTACTACGTGAATGAAGTATCCTCAACTACTAAAATTAAAGAGACCATCAAAATAACCACTGCTGCAGTTGTTGAGACTTTAGAAGCTCCGGCACCATCTAGAGCTATTGAGCCTCATATAACTATATCAGACATCCCGGTGATCCAGCCTGCACCAAAAGAGCAAGTCAAGACCACTAAGATTACCTTAGAGAAATCTAACACTTACGTCTTCTCTGGACCAGTCACTCAAGTGTCGGTAGGTAAA